TTCTGTAGAAGAATGAAAGGTATGAAAAAGAAACTTACCTCAGCTAAGACAGCGAGAGATCCAGATTCAAGAATCAACAAGTCACTTCGTAAGTGGAATTGTTCTTATGAACCAGAGGGTAACTTCATTAGTGAAGATTATGTGAAGGGTGGAGTTAGAAATAATCCATCTACAACATCAACAAAAAAAGTTTCTGGTATGATAAAGGCTTTACAAAGGAAACAATCTGTGTTAAAACAGCCTATGAAAGCCATGGATGCTGGTGCAAGAGGAAGAAGATTATTGCAGAGAAGAGAACATGAAAGATATGTTTCTCCTATCATTCCTGATCATCTAAAGGATGAGTACACTCCTGTAATTGAGGAGGGTAAATCCGCAAAAAAGTGTAAGGACGGGCAGTATTACTGCTTCAATGATAAGAAATGCAAACCGATTCCTAGTGGATACAGGATTGGATATGGTGGAATGTTAAGACCAGAAAACAAAGAAGATGATTCTAATGGTAAAAAAGGCGGTTCTAATGGTAATGGGAACGGTAATGGTGGCAATGGGAATGGCCATGGTGGTAACGGCAACGGTGGAAATGGTGGAGGAAACGGCGGCGGAGAATAGGTTGACAAAATAATCAAGTAACCTTATAATTATATTATGAAATATATCTTTGATGTCGATGGGACGCTGACTCCCAGCAGAAAAAAAATTGATCCGAACTTCTTGATATTCTTCAACAGTTTTGCTTTAACAAATGAAGTTTATCTTGTTACAGGAAGTGACAGAGATAAAACAATAGAACAAATTACACATCATCTTTACTGTAATTGTAAAAGGGTGTATAATTGTGCTGGAAATGATGTATATGAAGGTGACGTTTCAGTATACAGAAATGATTGGACATTACCTTTAGAAGCAAGAGAACATTTGAATGAAGAATTACTTCAAAGTACGTTTCCTGTAAGAACAGGAATCCATATTGAAGAAAGGCCAGGCTGTGTCAACTTTAGTGTCGTTGGTAGAGGAGCAAATCAAACAGAAAGATTAGTGTATAGTGATTGGGATGAGATAAAAGGAGAGAGAAGAGCAATAGCAGAAAGATTCAATAAAAAGTTCCCTGATTTACATGCCTTTGTGGGTGGTATGACAGGTGTAGATATATCAGATAAGGGAAGTGATAAGAGTCAGATCATCAGAGACTTTCAAGATGGTGGTGTTGTATTTTATGGCGACAGAATGGAAGAACAAGGAAATGACAGACCATTAGCAGATGCAATATTGAATAATAAATTAGGAGAAGTTGTATCAGTCACAGGTTGGGAAGATACTTGGAGGAAATTGAAATGAGTGAAACAAAACTTGAAAAATTTATGATGGAAAAGGCCGCCAAAAAAGCGGAACTGGAAGCAAGAATGTCCGCTGCTTATTATAAAAATAGAAAGATAATAAAACATGGAAGAGTTTCTAAAGAGGAAAGATTAGAAAATCAGTACAAGAAATGGGCAAAAGAAAATCAACACATTGTTGATGAGGAAATTAAATCGCCAACTTTTGATAATGTTTGGAAAAATCTAGTCGATAATTTTAGATGATATACATAGTGTGAAGATATGAAAATGATGGAATGGTTGAAGGAGGAGTTTACGAAAACCCCTGGCTATATGAGGGTAAACCTTTTACTTCTGACGACATTGGCAATTTCTTCGGTTACGTCTACCTCATTACTAATAAGACAACAGGTAAGAAGTACATCGGCAGAAAATATTTCGTACAGAAACGTAAACCAAAGGGAGGAAAGAGAAGAGTTACTAGCGAGTCAGATTGGAAGAAGTACTATGGATCGTCCCCCGAACTCAAATCCGACGTATCCGCCTATGGAAAGGAGAACTTTTCCAGAGAGATCCTGTCTCTCCATACAAGTCTGGGGAAAACCAACTATGAGGAAACCAGACAACTGTTTCTTAACAACGTTTTAACAGAAGCACTTGACAATGGAGAGCCTGCATACTATAATAGCAACGTTCTGGGAAGATACTACAGAAAAGACTACTTTGATGCTTGAGTATGCTGAATATTTGAAGAGTCTAGGAGCGGATAAAATACCACACCAAGACTCCGATCTTCTTTCACATTCCTTAAGAGTTTCTGGTATGTTATGGCAATATAGCAGACCTATGGAAGAAGTCATTGCTGGTCTTTTTCATTCAATATATGGAACTGAATTTCAAATGTATCAAATTACTGTTACACGACAAGAAATTCAAAACCTAATAGGAGAAAAATCAGAATATATTGCCAATTTATTTTGCACTCTAGAAGATAGAGTCAATACCATATTGTATGGCAGAGGTTTGAAAGAACCTGATAAAACAACTCTTAGATGGTTGGAATATTGTAATATAAAAGACCAAGATCCTAATGCCACAATCTTAAAAGAGTTTGAACTTGTCTTACATATATAATACACACAGAATTTTTTGATAGTAAAATGAATCAAGTACCTAATGCTGAATTGTTTTTCAAGTCTGGTAAAAAACTTGTAAAGAAATCTACGCATGAGGAGTTTGCAGGTAGAGATATCCTCGTCATAGGTTTGGTTGGAGCATTCAACCCAGTAGATGAAAAGATGGTTAAAGATTATGAAAGATTATATAACCATTTCAAAGATACAACTATCATTGGCAATCCACTAGATGCCTCACATATTGATGAGATCTATTTTGTTTGCATGGAGTCACCTTGGGTGATGGATGCATGGTGGAAGAAAATGAAAATTAAACATTGTAAGTATCTACCAGATGCAAGTGGAGCTTTCTCTTATAGATTGGATCAACAAGGCGGATTAAGTGGAGGCCAAATGGTTGTTGAAATGTATAACAAGGGTTATGGAAAAAGATCTTGGAGATATGTTCTTCTTTTAGAAGACAATAATCAGATGACTTATGTTGAAGAGGAGATACCAGATGGTGCAGCTAGTAGAGATAATCTACCAGATGAACCATACATCTTGACAGAACCAGAAGAAGTCTTGGCTTTCTTAAGAAAGAGACAACAGAAAGGACATATAGAGGCTGAAAATAAAGCATCGGAAGATTTATCAAGACCGACATGAAAATCATAAGTCTTGCCTATTTGGAAGAACACTTTGATGAGATAGTTGACCAAGCAAAATCAGGAGAATCTTTTATGTTAGATACTCCTGATGGTCAAATAGCTTTAGTTCCAGACAAAAGTGTTTTGAAACCTGTGATTGATTCGGGACAGGCACAAGACATAGAACATCTATGGAATCATGATGATGGTGCTTGACTTACAATCATAAATTGTGTATAATAAAGTATATACAATTTTTTATTATGATTGAAGTGATTCGCCAAAATGATCCATACAGGTATATAAAAATGCCTGAATTGTTAGATAATGGAAAACCAGATTATCGTATTCAAAAGTGGAACAATCACAATGGTTACAAAGATATGTACCTATGTGATAATTGGATGCAAATGAAAACTGCTATTCAAGATTTTGAATATACAAAATGGTTAGACCCTGCTGGAGTCCCATGTTACGTTCACGATCATGTCGCAACTGAATGATGAACCATCTAATTTAGAGAAGGCAAAAAACTTCTCTAAGACGGCTTATGATATTATAAAAGGTTTTGTAAGTAATGGATACTTATTAGTACCAGATGAGGTAAAGAAAGCGAGAATAGATATATGTAGAGAGTGTAATAGATTTGATGAGAGTCGCCATGTTTGTAGAGAGTGTGGTTGTTTCTTAGTAAACAAAGTTAAGTTTACTGCTTCTCGATGCCCTTTAAGTTATTGGTAAAATGCAACAAGAACCATACTATGAGATAGAAGATTTTATAGGATACTTTCCTAAATCTATAGACCCAAATTTTTGTGACTTTCTATGTGCTTACATGGATAAGGCAGAGCAAGTTCAAGGTAGAAGATATACACATGTAAAAGACAAACAAATTTGTCTTGATGCTTTCTCGCCAGGAGAAGCAAAAGATTTGATGCAGGGTATAAATGGGTGTTTGTATTATTATATAAGTGAGTTTTCATATCTAACCAACTTCAATTATGTCAGTGCAGTTGTTTTAATGCAGAAGACAGCACCGACAGAGGGTTATCATATGTTTCATGCTGAGAATCTTAATTACAATAACAATATTAGAACTATGGCATGGATGGTATATTTGAATGACGTAGAGGAAGGTGGAGAGACAGAATTTTTGTATCAAAAGAGAAAATTTAAACCTCAAAAAGGTGACGTACTAATATGGCCAGGCGGATTTACACATTTACATAGGGGTAATCCTCCTACATCAGGCGATAAGTATATTTGCACTGGTTGGTATCAAGGAAATATAGGTCTTACTCAAGTCCAGACAGCGGGATTAAATGATAAACAATACATGGAGAGTATGGGAAATTAGATGTCTGAGATTCATATTCTTTTTCCGACTCCAGTATATCAAAATATTTTTAATCCACTATTCCCTCTCGAATCTGTAATAGATTTTATTAAAACATTAGAGTTCAAGCAAGACTATAATGTATATGATAAACCGAATGGGAAGACCACTGACGCAAGTTTAGATGTACTATCGTATCCAGAATTAAAATTCATAGGAGATTGGATAAATTTAGAGGCATATAATTTTATTCAAACTTTACAGGTTGATTGTGAGTTTCATACGTTAGTAAGGACAAACTCATGGGTCAACTTACAAGAGAAAGGCAATTATATACACGAGCATAAACATAATAATACACAATTTTCTGGGGTATTTTATCCTAAAGTGCCACCCGATAGTGGAGATATATGTTTTACATCCTCACAGGATACATGGATAGATAGTAATACAGAACCAAAAGTAACTGGTTTTGATGATCTGAATAGTAGGCAGAAAACATTTACACCACAACAAGGTATGCTGTTGATGTTCCCTGCTCACCTCAGACACTACGTTACCGCATCTAAATCAGATGATGAACGTCTAAGTATATCATTTGACTACAACCTACATTAATTATGAAAGTATTAGTAACAGGACACAAAGGTTTTATTGGCAAACAAGTCTTTGATTTTTTGAGTGACATCTTTGATGTTGATGGTCTAGATAGACCAGATGATATAAAAGACTTTATAAGATGGGCATCATCAGCAAGTGGATCTACACATTATGATCTGGTTATTCATCTTGCTGCCTACGCTGCACTCCGAGATAGTATAAACAACCCTGATAAGTTTTGGGAAAATAACGTACTTAAATCTCAACCTATCTTTGATTATTGTAGAAGGAATAATACTAGATTACTATACGCAAGTTCTGCTGGTGCATACAGTTGGTGGCAGAATCCCTATGCCATAACAAAGAAAGTAAATGAGATACAGGCTCCACCTAACAGTGTGGGCATGAGGTTCTTTAATGTATGGGCAGAGGAAGGAAGTAGAGATGATATGTTATATGAGATGTTGAAACAAGGAACTGCAAAATATATTACAAGACATAAAAGAGATTGGGTTCATGTGTTGGATGTTGTCAGAGCGATTGCAACTTTGATTCCTAGTAACTTTACAGGAATAATAGATGTAGGAACAGGACAGATGACTTCCGTGTTAGATCTGGCAAATGCCATGGGTATGGGTCATCTTCCTATCAAGGAAGACACACCCAATGAACCCGATGAGTTGTGTGCCAATATAGAACCTCTCATGGAACTTGGTTGGTTTCCAACTGTGAACATTTTAGATACGGTCATTGCGAAAACAGTGAGTGTATGATACACTAAATAAGATGAAGTTTATTTCAAACTTGTATGGATAAGAAGACAGCACTAGTATTGGGTGCAGGCGGCTTCATAGGAAGTCACATGGTAAAACGATTGCGATCAGAAGGGTATTGGGTTCGTGGCGTAGATTTAAAGTACCCCGACTTCACTATGAGTGCTGCAGACGAGTTCATTCAAGGTGACTTGAGAGATGTAGGTTTGGTTGCAACAGCATTAGATGTTGAAGGAGATTCCTTTGATGAGATCTATCAGTTTGCTGCAGACATGGGTGGAGCTGGTTACATCTTTACTGATGAACACTCTGCTGATATCATGCACAACTCTGCTTCAATCAATCTAAATGTATTGAACGAGCAAGTTACACTGAATAGATTGTTGGGTGTAAACAAAACAAAAATATTCTATTCTAGTTCTGCGTGTATGTACCCAGAACATAATCAATTAGATCCTAACAACCCAGATTGCCGTGAAGAATCCGCTTACCCTGCTAACCCTGACTCCGAATATGGATGGGAAAAACTCTTCTCGGAAAGATTATATCTCGCTTATAACCGTAACTATAATATACCTGTTTGCGTTGCTCGCTACCATAACATTTTCGGTCCCGAAGGAACATGGGACGGAGGAAAAGAAAAAGCTCCAGCAGCTATCTGCCGCAAGGTTGCGTTACTCCCAGCAGTGGGAGGAACGATTGAGGTGTGGGGTGATGGCTTGCAGACAAGATCCTTCCTCTTCATCGACGAATGTATTGAAGCAACCTATAGATTGATGCACTCTGATTTCCAAGGCCCTGTAAATATAGGATCGGAAGAAATGGTTACTATCAATGAGTTGGTAGAAACTGCAGCAAGAGTATCAGGAAAGGTTGTCAGAAAGGCACACAAACTTGATGCACCTCTAGGAGTTCGTGGACGTAACTCAAACAATGATCTTGTAAGAGAGAAACTTGGATGGGATTATTCACAGACTCTTGAAGAAGGTATCGCCAAGACTTATGCTTGGATCTCTGAACAGATTAAATCTCGCCAACATGGCGTAGTTGAAATTACATCAAAGGAACTAGAACATGCCGAAAGTATCTAAGAAAACTATCAAACTTGATAAGGATGCAATTCGTTCTCTAGATGTTTCACATCTTGCAGAACAATCACTTAATAAAAATGACTGGCTTACTGCTGGTCAAAGTGAGTATAGATTATATGCTTGGTTATCGAAACAATTTAATAACACCACCATCTTAGATGTTGGTACAAGGACAGGCGGATCTGCTCTCGCATTATCTTATAACGATAAAAACAAAGTTATAAGTTATGACTTAGTTGAGCAGGGCGCCTCTTCTGGTATCAAGAAAGATAATGTTGAATTTAAGATTCAAGATTTCCGTGAGGATGACACTCTAGATTATGATAATATCTCTATCATAATGATTGACGTTGACCCTCATGATGGAACGGCAGAGGAAGAGATGTTTGAATACCTAGAAGAGAAAGGGTGGAAAGGCCTAGTCCTACTTGATGATATTGGCCCACAATGGCCAGAGATTGAAGATTTCTGGAATAGAATTACATTTCCTAAGATAAATGTAACAGAGATTGGACATATGAGTGGCACAGGACTAGTAAACTTTGATGAAAAACATACTGTTTCTTGGTTATAAAAATGTTAGATTATGAAGTAGATTATTTTCAGAGTGCCGTTGTACCTATAGGTGCAGAGAGACCTAAACGTGTTTTGATATTAGGTTCTAGTGGCCAAGTAGGAGCATATCTAACTGAGTATCTTCGTAGTGAAGGATATGAAGTATTTGAATTTGATGTTGTCAACGGCCCTAATCAAGACCTCACAGTAATTCCTAACGGACAACTTGAGGCTATGATTCATCTTGCTGACTTTGTTTACTTCCTTGCATTTGATGTAGGTGGTTCACACTATCTCAAGAAATATCAACACACATTCAAGTTCATTGATAACAACACTAGACTTATGGCAAATGCCTTTGGTCTACTTGAAAAATACAATAAACCATTTATCTTTGCATCATCACAGATGAGTAATATGTCTTACTCTCCTTATGGTGTTATGAAAAGAGTTGGTGAATTGTATACTAGATCTTTAAAAGGAGTTATCGTAAAGTTCTGGAATGTATATGGCATTGAAAAGGATATGGAAAAGGCACATGTCATCACAGATTTTATTCGTAAGGGGTTTGAATCTGGTAACATAGATATGATGACAGATGGAACTGAAGCAAGGGAATTTCTTTATGCAGAAGACTGCTGTGAAGCATTACATAAACTCATGGGATCATATGCTGACCTCAATTCTAATGATGAGCTTCATATTACTACTGGTAACTACACAACTATACTGGAAATTGCAGAGATCATTCAAAGATTGTTCTCTAACATCGGAAAGGAGATTATGATATCTCCAGCAGAATCAAAAGATGAAGTTCAAAAAGATGCTAGGAATGTTCCAGACCCTTACATAAGAAAGTTTTGGGAACCCAAAACATCTGTCAAAGCAGGCATTACAAAAGTATTTGAGGAGATGAGAAAAGACTATGATTCCTGATCAAGAAGTTGCCGCTATAAAAGAGGCAATGGAAAAGGCAAAGAAAGATCCAGCGGGATTAGATTTTCCTGTCTTTCATCCAGACAAAAAGTTTCCAATAAACTTATATTGTAACGATGATTTATTGCCATCTACATCTGTCAATAACAGATCAGTTTATACTAGATGGATGCGTAATGGAACTGGACTAGTGAACCTCTATGTAAATGGAGAAGCACTTAAAGTATTAGAAGATAATAGTGATAAACCAAAGTTCATTTGGTTGTTGGAGTCTAGAGAAATTATTCCAGATCAATATAAATTTATTGAAGACAATTATGATTTTGTTGCCAGTAGAGTAGATGGTATATTTACTGCTGATCAAAGACTAACTCATGAAGCTGGCCCAGATGGAAAGTTTCTTTACTGTTTATCTAACGCAGCTCCTTGGGTTAAGGAGAGAAACATCTACAAGAAGTCTAAACTTGTGTCCATGATAGCATCTAACAAAGGATACACAGAGGGTCATAGGAGAAGACTTAGAGTTGTAGAAAAATATTTCCAAAAGTATGGTGGTGACGATTTATATGGTTGGGGATTGCCACAAGAAATACCACTGACAGAGAAGTACATAGGATTGAAAGATTATATGTTCTCCTTTGCCTGTGAGAACGCAAACTATCCAACATACTTCACTGAGAAGTTGACAGATTGTTTTGCATGTGGTACTATCCCAGTATATTATGGCACTGCTGGAGTTGCTCAGTATTTTGATCCCGACGGAATCATATTCCTAGATCAGAATTCGCCTTGGGATAATATTCCTTGGGATAAACTCACACCAGAATATTACGAATCAAAGAAAGATGTAATCAAAGAAAACTATGAGATTGCTATTTCTATGAGAGTTGCAGAAGATTACATGTATGGAAATTATCTTTATGTGTTTGATCCACTTAGAAAACAAAAACAGAACATAGTATGAGCGAAACAATTGACGTAGAAGCCACAGAAGTTTATGAAACTCGTAGTGGATGGCAAGCAGAAGATCAAATTGCCGTAGAATATCTTGAAGCATGTAAGGAAGCAGTCGCATCTGATGAGGC